GTCGTTTCAAGTATTATGATGAACAGGAAATGACTGACCCTATGGTAGTCGATGTTGGTCTCGATGGACTTGCCAAGAAGATGGTAAATGACTTCACCGCAAAGGCTATCGCAGAGTTCGACAAGGCTACTCTCGGCACCATTCCTACCAAATGGGACTTCGACGCAGTTGTTGATGCTATTGCCAAGTTGAATGTTGAAGATGAGACTGGATATTTCCTTCTTATCTCTCCTGCCAACCAGGCTTCTTTCCGCAAGGAACTTAAAGACCAGTTGAAGTATGTTGAAGGCTTTGTTCGCACCGGTTATATCGGCTCTGTTTGCGGAGTTCCTGTAATCGTATCCAAGGCTGTTCCTGCTGATGTTGCTTATCTTGCTAACAACGAGGCTATTACTCTCTTCATCAAGAAGGACACTGAAATCGAACAGGAACGCGACGCTAATGTTCGTGAAAACAAGATTTATGCTCGTAAGGTTGCTGTTGTTGCTCTTACTCGTGCTGACCGTCTTGTAAAGATTGATAAGCGTGCTTTCGCGGAAGTTTCTGCTTCTACTCTTGCTACTATTGATTATAACCCAAAGACCGAAGGCTTGTATGAAATCACCAGCGGTGGCGTCTATGCTTTGACAAAGGACGAGGCTGTTGTTGCTAATAAGAAGTATTATACTGCTCCTGCGGAGTAATTTATATAAGGCTCGTAGATAGGTAGTATCTACGAGCCTATTTTTGTTATAAAGGAGAATGACGATGTTAGAAAAATTAAAGTTATTGCTCCATCAAGAGAATAATGATGATGTAGATGAAATGCTCGTCATACTCATTGGTTTATGTAAAGAGGAAGCAGTAAATTATTGTAATCTCGAAGAGTATGATGATGCCCTAGATTACATTGTTATTCAAATGGTAATTGAACGCTATAACCGCATAGGTAGTGAGGGTGCTATCGAACAGAAGAGTTCTGGGGCAAGCATTACTTATGACAGTTTTTATAGTAAGAAAGTTGAGCGTATGTTAAATAAACATAGAAAGGTAAAGTGTATATGATAAAGAGAGAGACTTTAACCAGATTAGTTTATAAGACTACGCAGGATGCCGGCGGTGGTTATAGCGAAGCGAACATTGAAGAAAAAGAAATAGTGCCCGCAAATGTATCTATTAGTAGCACTATGGAGCAAATTACCGCTTACGGCAAGCGTAGTTTAGATGTAATAAATGTAGCCACAGATATTCCCCTCGACGAGCATTCAAATGTGCGTTATCGTTGGAATACTAAACATTATCGTCTTTTGAACCAAATCAAGAGAGGTAATGAATGGTTTGGGAGTTTAATGTAGGTAAATGAGTAAAGGAGGGAGTAGGAATGCTTTATTACGATAATGATACCAAGAGAATGCGTATGATTGTCAAAGATACTGGCAGTTTTGTCATTAGCATAAAGAATTATGTGCTAGATGACGGTGATGAAGTTATCTTTACCATCAACTCTGGCAAAGAAATTGCTACTCCTCTTTTGTAGAAAATTATTACTACTTTCCAAAATGGAAAGGCAGTTATTTCATTATCTTCCGCAGATACTAACATCGAACCAGGTAATTACCTTTATGATGTTTAGTTGAATACTGCGGACGGACGCGTTGATACGATATTGGGACCAGCGAAGTTCAAGTTTGAAGGAGGTATCACTTACTAATGGTTGAGAACATTATTGTAATTGAGACTGTTCCTGAAATTGAAGTTGAGTTGTCTAACCCAACTTATCGTGGAGCACCAGGTCCGCAAGGACCAGTTGGACCACAAGGACCTGCGGGACCGCAAGGACCTGCGGGCACTTACGAATATCTTACAAATAGTGATATTTTAGATATTTGGAACAGCATATAATAAAGGAGAAATGTAATTATGGCATCTTATGATAATAAAGTTATGACCGGTGATAAGTTAGTTTATTACAGTGGATTAGTAAAGACCGCTCTCGCAGGCAAACAAGATGAATTGGCTTTCAACACCGCGTATAACGCAAGCAGTAATAAGGTTGCTACTATGAGCGACATTCCTGATATCAGCGGTAAGCAGGATAGTTTGGTTTTTAATACCGCTTATAATGCTTCCACTAATAAGGTTGCTACTATGAGTGATTTGTCTGGTAAGCAAGATAGTTTGACCTTCAACACTGCTTATGACGCAACCACAAATAAAGTCGCTACTATGAGTGATATTCCTGATATCAGTGGCAAGCAAGATAGTTTAGTGTTTAATACTGCTTATAATGCTTCAAGCAACAAAGTAGCGACTATGAGTGATATCCCAGACATTTCCGGCAAGCAGGATAGTTTAGTATTCAACACCGCATACAACGCATCTTCTAACAAAGTTGCGACTATGAGTGATATTGCTTCTGCTATTGGCAACATTACTACTTTTGGTTTTGAAGTAGTTAGTTCTTTACCTGTAAGTGATATTTCTACTTCTACTATCTATTTAGTTCCAAAGAGCACTTCTGGCACTAATCAGGTTTATACCGAGTATGCTTATATTAGCAACGCCTGGGAAATTATCGGTGATACTCAACTCTCTATTGAAACTTTGAGTAATAATGAGATTGATACTATTTGGAGCACTGCTTCTGCTTCCTAATAAGGAGGGGTTATAATGGCAGGAGAACCTAATCCTGGATATGAAACCATTAGTAGCACTAAATTAGTTAATAAAGAAGGATTGCTCGAATTAAGCAAAAATATCAAAGCATATGTGGCAGAAAATGCCGGCGGAAGTGGCGGAAGTAGTGATGAAGCCGTTTGGGTTGAATTAGATAGTATATCTAATGTATATAGTGAGGATTTCGCTAGTAATAGCACCTATTTAGATTAGAGGATATTAAATTTTATTAGTGATTATCGAACAGAAACTTATTATGAAGATAGTCTATTTTCGAAAAAAGTAAGATGTAAGAATGGTAATAAAGTGATGTTTTATATAGAGTTTGTGCCCATAAATAGCACTTACAAAGAGGTTGGTCTTATTTGTAATCATATGTATTGGGCTGGTAATCTAATAGGTAATCATTCGCGTCAAACATATTATGGCTGTATAAGCACTATTGGTTCAAATCATTTTATTACTTGGTATAATGCCTTGAACGGTTATCCAGGAGCAGATTTACCTCCTTTAACTTCGGCTGTCGATTCTGCTTTATAGACCGATAAGGTTGGCTGTTTAGAAGTATATCGGGCAAGCACAGGAAGGAATGATTATCCAATAGTAAGATGGCGAACTATCGCTGATTTTAAAACAGATTTAAACATTCCATCTATCCCCGCATCTTCATCTACTGATGGCACTTATATGCTTGTAGATACTGTTTCAAATGGCACATCAACCAAGTCTTGGGAGACTGTTCCATCTGGTGGAGGCGGTGGAACAACCTATACCGCAGGCACAGGTATCAGTATTACTAACGGCGTCATTTCTCTTGATTTGGCTAATGCTAGTTAGGAGGAGATGTAATGGCTGGTTCAGGAACTTCAACGACATATACATCTAGTGCTGATTATCACGATACAGTGCTAAATGATTATAATGATAATGTTATTGTGCCAAAGAGTATTTTGATTAATACGGCTGATGCTATTCGTGGCAAGAGAGATGGAAGCACGCAAATTGCCGTAGATACAGACCCTGTATCAGGAGAAAATTATATATCTAGCGGAAAAGGAATAGCACCGATTGATTTTGCTGATGAGATTGAAGATTTGGGTTATATTCCTACTGCTAGTGATTTAACTTTTACTGGAAACATTAGCACTTTTAATAAAAATGGATATTTAAATTGGTTCATTTCTGCTTATAAAGATAAAATAACATTTAATGATATTACTAATATAAGTGAGATGTGTGATAGTAGTGGATTAACCGAGTTTGATTTTATTATAAACATTGCTTCTGGTTCTAGTATAGATTTAGGCATATTTAAGGCTTGTAATTTTGCTAATATAAATAAACGACCCGTAATTAACGGCGGAGTATTTTCTGTTAATGGTGTGTCGTCATTTGGATATTAGGGTTTAGAATGGATAGATGCGTCTAGGGTTCAACTACCAGCATCCACTCTCTATACTTTTAGTTTTAGTGCTTTTTTAGAGTATAATAAAACGAAAAAAACATTTGATTTTGAAACAGAGTTTCCATTACTACCCGCTTCTATCCCGCAAAGTGGCACTTCTGGAAGATATAATGATATAGGCTGTCAAAGTTTTGTATTGGGCTTACTAAATATACCAGTATTAATTAATTCTACGAATACTGCTATGACTATTAGTTTTGGAAATGTTGGTTAGTATATGCCATTTTGTTCGCATTTTACTTTTGCGACAGATAGTAATGGAGACCCTATTGCGACGAAATGGAAAAATGCTAATCTTAACTTAACAATGATAGGGAAACGCCCTACTTATTATGCGGTTTCTTCATTAGATGTTATCTATGATTTCAATACTAATAATAGCACTAATGATACTTACTATTCTTCATTTATGAATTATAATCCAACAGATGCTTTAAGGGGTAGTTGGACTTCACCACTCGCAGAATATAGTCATTATACTCACGATAATGCGGTTGAAACCATTAATTCTTTACCAGATGTGTCTAGCGGTTCTGGTAATACTATTAGTTTTACAGGAACGATGGGCTCTAAATCATCTGCTGGTGCGATAAATGACCTTACCACTGCCGAAATAGCAGTCGCAACGGCAAAAGGCTGGACTGTTTCTATTAAATAAGGAGAAAAATAATGATTAGTAATGAATATAAATTAACTCGTTATGATGCTGATGAAGGCAAAGTATTTGACTGGGCTGATTTAACAGTTCATACCTCTACTGACGAAGAGGGTAATGAAGTAGTCGAACATCTTTACGCAAAGACTTTGTTTATTAGCATTACTGATGATATAAATAATTATGTCGAAATTGATGCCCCGCAGGAGTAAATCTCCTGCCGGGCATTGAGGTGAATACTTATGGGACTTTTATGTGAAGTTGATGTCGTAGATTGGGGCTTGCCCGCGGATAGAGATTATAGCGGACCTCTTTCTAATTTTGTAAATAATGTTATTATGTCCGCACAAGAACTTTGCCCTGTCCGCACAGGTTTCTTACAAAGCACTATTGGTGATGGAGCATATTATACACAAACGACCGCACATATTCCCGTAAGTGCGGAATATGCGTAGTATGTAGAATATGGCACTTATAAAATGGACGCACAACCCTATTTTGAACCTGCTATTGAAGAATGGTTGGATTAGTTGGCAGAAGAATGTGAAGGAGAAATAGCAGAAGATTAGGAGCAAGAGGGCGAAGCATAGATAGATGAAGCACAAGAAGAGTTTATGAATGAAGACGGTATGGCTCTTCAAGAAGATGAAATCATTGAGGATTTATATACATAGTTAGAAAGTATCGAAGCAGAAGTTGCTAATTGTGAAACCGAAGAAGAATATGGTATGTTAATGACAGAGCGAGACCAGATTATAGTGGAAATCGAATAGCATACCGAAGCAAGAGACGAACATTTGGCAGGAGCCGAATAGCAGTTCTCATTAGGCGATTTGATTATTGGAATTATTATAGCACTTATAGAAGCCATTATTGATGCGATATTTAGTGAGGCTTTTAGTAGTGAAGGCAACTCATTCGAAACATTAGAGGGAGAAACCTATAATGTTGTCCCTAATTATGATGTGTATATAATATAAAGGAGAAATGTTGATGAATACTGTTTATAAAGCACCAAAAGGTAAGGTATATGATTGGGCGAAGCCCCATATCGCCAAAATTAAAGAAGAGGATGGTTCTATTACAGAAATTATCGAACACTTATATGTGAATATGATTTCTGTTAGTAGCCAAGATGATATAAAGAATTATATCCTTGTAGATGAGGTAAAGTAATATGTTGAAAGCAGTGAAAGATAATTTCCGCACGCATATTCAAACTGTATTAGATAAAAATGTTTATGATGTTGGGGCTTATCACGATGAGAATGAGTTTCCATATCTCAAACTGCGTCTAAATCATTTGCGTGCGAGCCACGCCAAAGATACTGTAATAATGAATGTTATCTTTACTCTTGACTTGTTTAGTAAATATACTGGCGAACAAGAAATTATAGAAATGGTTGATGATTTGATTAATTCATTGCCCGAGTTCATTCAGGCTAATAGTTTCATTACCTATTGTTATTTGAGCCGTTTATAGATAGTCGATGATAATGAAACAGGAACCCTCCGCAAACACGGTATTGCCAACTTTTCATTTTTAATCACAGGAGGATTAGTTGAAAATGAAGATGATGAATAATACACAAAAAAGTATAAATATCGTTCTTTCGTTGGATGGTGAGAAATTAGCCGGGCAGTTGAATGCTATCTTGAACTAGTCTGTTGCTTCTATTGAAATTACTAATCGTATTGATGCCGAATGGAAAGAGTATTTGGGCGGAGTAAAATCTTGGTCTGTGTCTTGCGATGGAATGTATGTCAAAAGTGAAAATGCTTATGCTATACTTCAAAATGCGTTTATGAATAATATCTCTGTCGATGTAGAGGTGTTATTAGATGATAAGAAATACACTGGGTCCGCATTACTTACAGAGTTCCCATTAATTTCTGCTTATAATGATACTTATAAATATAAAGTAAAATTATTAGGAAATGGCGAGTTAGTGATTGCTAATGAATAAACAGTTGATTACTATTGACGGCAAGGATTATTGGTTCAAGATTGGACTACGCGGGATAATTTATTTACAGTCTTTGACAGAATATGATGAGAGTGATTTTTTTGTCGCAGGTTTGATTACTTTCGATGAAAATCATTTAAGCCCTGCTGTGGCGAAAAAATTATACTCAAAAGAACTGTTTAAGCGTTTCGTTCCTTCATTAGTTGAATAGGTCTCCTTTTTCTCTATTGATTTTCAGGGTCTATATAGTCGTGCCGTTGGTGAGATTGGTATAGACCCTTCTATTGTTTTATAGATGACCCCGCAAGAGATTGAACTTGCTTATAAGGGTTATTAGAGACGACAAGAAGCATTAGCGAACATTATTAAATTGGCTGTAATAGAAAGTCTTGATAATAATTAGGAGATTATTCAACTAATTGAGCCTGATGAGTTTTGTAATGGAAATTAGTTGGAACGCTCACAAGTTTGTGAGGTGTTGCTAAATGGATAATTTTATTGTTGTGCTTCGTAGTAAATGGAATGAACGAGTTAGTCGTTTTGATGATACTACAAATAGTTCTTTTATGAAGAAGTTTTATAAAGAAGGACCAAATAATCATCAAATGATAGAAGACGCTGAAACAACAAATAATCGTCGCAAAGAGATTAGAACTGCTTGGAAGACCCAGTCAAAAGAACTTACAAAAGAGTTGAGAACCACTATTCGTAATGAAGCCGGTAATCAGGTTAAACATTATAATAGAGTGAAAAAACTCGCAAAAGAAATCGAAAAAATCCGTTATTAGGTTATTCCTAAAAAAGAAAAACGCGTTTCTAAATTGAGAGAAGAATTAGGAAGTTTATCAGGTAAAAATCTAGCCAAACGCGTTCAACAGAAATAGAACGCTATTGAAAGTGCGAAAAATAGTTTAGATAAATCGCATCAACGGGCTATTGATTTAGAATTACAAAAATAGCAAATTGAATATAAAATTAAAAATTATGATGTGCGTAAATGGCACAGCCAAGATTATTTTCCTAATAAAATTAAGTCTCTATTTGATTATAGATAAGGAGGTTAGTAAATGCTTATAAATGGGATTGATATAACAACTGCGTTAGGCATAAAGTTATATGACAGAACACTTACCTCTAATTTAGTTGAAGCCAAAAATGAATGGGCGGATGGTAATATCGACCCGCATTATGTGCGTTCGCAAGATAATTTCAAACGAATGACCCTAACATTTTTGGTTCTCGAAAATGATGAATAGGAAGCCTTCCTAAAAATTAGCGAACTAACCAGTATGTTGAAGAAAGCAACTATTAAGTTCGATGATTTGGACTTATATTTTGATGTTGTTTTTGATGGTATAAATAGACCGACTAGATTAAAGAACGGTAATTTTTTAGTTGCTTATGATTTATCTGGTGGTTATGCTCGTGGAATGTCTCGTGAAATCTATACGACTGATATTAGTGCCACAAGTAGTTTCCGTTTGAATGTTTTATATTATCGTAATGGAAATATATTTGTCGGGCAAGAGGATATTCTAATTTACTCTTCGTCTTTTAATAATGACACTCCTGCGACATTAGAAAGTATCGGTATAAATGTTGATAAATATCTTACTGATTATTATAATTCTGGTGTTGCGTCTAATTTGGGGCAGTTAGAATTAACTTACAGTAATTTAGAGGCTCTCGGGACTTTGATTATAAATTATGAACCTATAAAATATAACCTTGAAGTTCATTATATTTTAGATAATGGCAGTGGAATGCCTCAACAAACCCTCCAAGAGACTATACAATTTACTAAACCGCAAATAGATGGACTTCGCTCTGTTGGCGAACTTATCAAAGTAAATACATATCGTCCAGATGGTTATAAAGCAGAGATTTTGTATAATCAAGGATTAGTTGTTGAAAGTCTTTTGTCTGCTTCTCCTATTTTAGTCAAGTATTCTTTGGTAGAAGCCGACCACACTAAAAATATCACTTTGATTTATCGTATGGAAAACGATAATGATGAATATGATATTATAGAAAGTTCAGTAATAGTTGTTCCTGAAACTCGTATCGTTGAAGGCACTACATTTGAAGATATATTCAACTTTGATGCTTGGCGTCCAACTCCTCTTTATTATCAGCCAGGAATGATAGAAGGACTAAATCGAGATGCGTTTGTAAATTATGATGATTTAGAGCCATCATATTATATAAATTATCGCAAACAAGTTCATAGTATTTATGTAGAGTATTATGCGGGCATTTATCCTAACTGGTATAGAATAAGTGCTGTTCCAGTTTTATGTAAATACTATACTGATTATGAAAATAATTTTGATATTAACAACTGGAATATCGATGTAGATAGATATTTATCAAGTTATTATCACGGTGGATAGATTTATAATGCTGGGTTATATCATACTTTTGATGATGTAGTAAATGCGGGAGTTATTCAAGTTTATTACATTCCTATTGATTATGAATTAACTGTCCGCTATAAGAAAGATGATAGTAATTTATATACCGAAGAAACTATTACAGTAAATATAACTAATTTTTATAATCAACCATTATTAGGAGATATCGTTGATATCATAGGTCATAAACCAACTGGTTATCAGTTTGACCCTGATAATAGTTATAATGGCGAAATAGATTTATTTAGTATGGTTAGTGCGTCTCCTATTTATATTATCTATACTGAAATATAGGTTGCCCGCACTAAAAACATTATTATTCGCTATAAGCAAGAGTTAGCAAGCACTTTTGCTACTATTAACACAGAAATACTAACCATTAGTGAAAGTGAATGTGTTGGCGGAGTGCGTCTAAAAGATATTATTAATTTAGATGCTTATCAACCAGACTATTATAATAACGGTGTATTAGATGGTGTTAGTGAAAATAGTGCTATTACTTATGATGCTATTGAAAGTAGTTATTCAGTAATTTATTATGCTAAAACTTATATTACCGCTATTAACTATTATACTGATGAAGTAGATAGCCGAAACTGGATTGGTGCGAGCACCATTAATTATAAAATCATTAGTTTCACAACAGATACCAAACTTACAGATTTAGGTTTGCGACCAAACCTT